AAGTTCCGTTCAATGATCGGTTTCTTGCCGTTGCAGCGGAAGGTATTGATGACCTTCTTTCTGATTCGAACGTGACGAGTGCTGATTTCAACACCGTTCGCGCTCTTGTCGAAGGAAAGGTTGATATGTTTTTGGGTTTCAAGTTTATCCAGATGGAAGCTCCCGTCACGGATAACGCTTCGAACACCCTTGGCGTTGCCGGAAGCGGAACGTATTTTGCCGTTGCTTTCCAGAAATCTGGTCTTGGCCTTGCGGTCTGGTCGGATAATGGAGCGCGGATTGATACGCGTGTCGATCTTGTCGGTGCGCCGAAGCAGCTTGCTTACAACATGAGCATTGGTGCTTCTCGCCTCGAGGAAGAAAAGATCGTCGAAATCGCTTACGTTTAATCAACGCTAATTAACTAAGGAGTTTAAAAAATGGCAACAGTCTTTGGAGTAAACAGAACGATTTACAATGACCCGAAACAATCTGATATTGTTGATTCGGCAATCAATGGCGGTTCGATTAAGTATTTTTATGATACTTATGTCTGCGCTGCCTTGGCTGCGAGTGACATTATCAAGGTTGGTCCGAAACTTCCTGCGGGTTCTACGGTTATCGATATTATCGTGCAGTTTGATGACCTCGGAACTGGAACGACGTTGGACGTTGGAGATGGACACGACGCTGATCGGTATCTTGACGGTGTGGATACTGCGACGGCGGCGGGTAAATCTTCCATGAGTGGTTCTACTGCGACGATCGGCCCGATTACTGGTGTCGGTTACGTTGTTGGAACTAACGCTCTTGATGACCAGATTCAGTTGACGAATCTCGGCGCGGCTGCGACGGGAACGATCAAGGTTCAGGTTATCTACGCAACTCGCGGTTAAACTGAAGGGGGGGGAGGTTAATCCCCCCCCCTTTTTTTGCGAAGGTGCTTATGGCAATTTCGAATGTTCAAATAGCGAATTACGCTCTTACGATGTTGGGTGCTAAGAGAATTAACGCTTTGAATGAAGATGTTGAACAAGCCAGACAAGTTAATGCTGTATTTGATTTAGTCCGAGATGCTTGTCTTATTGAGCATGAATGGAATTTTGCGGTAGCAAGGGCTACGCTTCCTCTTTTAGCGACTACTCCTGAGTATGAATGGGATTATGAATTTACCCTTCCTAATGACTGTTTAAGAGTTATCAGCACAGATTTAGATTCTAATAATAAATTTGCTGTTGAAGGCCGTAAATTACTAGCCAATACGAATACGATTAAAATTAAGTATGTAAAAGAACAATCTGACCCTACAAAATTTTCTTCAATCTTCACAAAGTATTTTTCTACTCGTTTAGCAGAGGAATTGGCTTTTCCCTTAACCGGGTCAAGGACGTTAGAACAAGATATGTATATCAGAGCTGAAAAGATAAAAACTAGCGCGTTCGGGCTTGATTCGGTCGAGGGAACTGCTGAAGAACCTATTCAGGATGACTGGCGACAAGAAAGATATTCTGGTTATTAGAAGGGTTTAAGATGGCAAAGACATACCCTTTAATTACTAACTTCTCTAAGGGAGAAGCTAGCCCTCTTTTAAGCGGTAGAGTTGACTTTAAAGATTATTACAATAGTGCTTCTACACTTCAGAATTGGTTTGTAATTCCACAAGGTGGCGTTACCAAAGCCAATGGGACTAAATACCTTTCCCGTTGTCGAACTGATTCTGAATATGCCCGCCTAATTCCTTTTGAGTTTTCAACGACACAATCTTACGCCTTAGAGTTTAACGGCGGAAAGATGCGTGTTTATAAAGACTCCTCCGCTGTTTTAGAAACGGCTAAGAATATCACAGGAATAACACAAGCTAACCCTGCGGTTGTTACCAGTAATTCTCACGGGTTTTCAAACGGCGATGAAGTGTATATCACCGGCGTTGTGGGCATGACGCAGGTGAACGGAAAGAGATTTCGCGTTGCAAATCAAACGGCGAACACTTTTGAATTAACGGATTACAGCGGTGCAAACATAAATTCTACTTCGTATACGGCTTATTCCTCTGGGGGAACGGTTGCTAGAGTATATGAAATAACGATTCCTTACACCTCGGCGGATTTGAGTAAACTGCAATTCGCTCAAGATGACGATATTATGTATATCGTTCATCCCTCATACGCTCCAAGAAAATTAACCCGATCAGGACATACATCGTGGACATTATCGACTATTACCTATGATAAAGATAACTGGCCTCCGTTTATGTCTGCGAATACAAACACCACACATACAATGCACCCAAGCGGGGCAACGGGGGCTATTACGGTAACATCCTCCACATCATTTTTTACAAGTGGGATGGTTGGTGGATATTTAAGAGTGGTGGGTGGATATATTGAAATTACAGGTTATACGTCTGCAACAGTTATATCAGGCACGGTAATTTCGACTGTTTTGACAACACCTCAAACGGATTGGTCTATCGGGGCATTTCATACGGCGTATGGATTTCCTAGTGCAGTTACGTTTTACGAACAAAGGTTAGCATACGCTTCAACATCTCAAGCCCCGCAGACTACTTGGTTAAGTCAAACAGAGAGATATGAACATTTTAAAACAGGAACCGCTGATAGTGATGGTCTTTTATACGTTCTTGCGACTGAAAAGGTTTGTGTTATTGAATGGCTTTTTCCTTCCGATAGGTTGATTTTAGGAACGTCTTATGGCCCTTTTAATTTAGGGTCTGGGAATGATACAGAACCTTTGACACCTACAAACGTGGTCGTTAGAAAAGCAAAATCAGGGTATAAGTGTAGTGAAATCATGCCTGTAACGGGCGGAGATCAGCTTTATTACGTTCAGACTTATGGAAGAAAGATTCGGGAATACTTCTATGAGTTTTCTAGTGACGCTTTTAAGGCACAGGATATTACGATCATAAGTGAACACATCACGTCATCGGGTGTTGTTGAGATGGCTTATCAACAATCTCCGTTAAATATGATTTACTGCGTTTTGGCAAATGGGAAAATGGCTGTTCTTACGCGCGAAGCAGATCAACAAATTTTCGCATGGACAAAACTGACGACTGACGGAACTTTTGAGAATATCTGCTGTATTCCTAACAGGACTGGTGGGTATGACGAAGTGTATGTCGTTGTAAAAAGAACTATCGGTGGAGTTTCCAGAAGATACGTTGAAGTTTTCACAGCCCCGTTTACAGATGATACCGCACAGGAAGATGCGTTTTTTGTTCATAGTGGATTAACTTATGACGGGACTGCTACGTCTACGGTAACTGGATTAGATCATTTAGAAGGGAAAAGTGTTACAGTTTACGCTGATGGAGCTTATCAGAATAATAAAACCGTCAGCGGTGGGAGTATTACCTTAGATCATGCCTCAAGTGTTGTTCAGGTTGGGTTAGGATATGACTCAATTATTAAACTTCAGCCTGTTGAGTATGGGTCAGCGAACGGCTCTGCACAAGCCAAATGGAAAAGGATTACGGATATATTCATCCGTTTTTATAGATCATTGGGTTGTTCTGTTGGTATTGAATCCATTCAAGATGATGTTCCTTTTAGGTCAACGAATGACCCTATGGATACAGCCCCTCCCTTATTTACAGGCGATAAAAGAGTAAGTTTCAGAGGCGGGTGGGACAGAGATCAGCAAATTTATATTAAACACAGTCTCCCTGCACCATGCACGATATTGAGGATTTTACTACATCCCATTGAGGTGAGTGAATAATGCCAGTTCCATATTTAGAAATAGCCTTTCTCGCAGCGACAGGAATGCAAGCCTTTGGTCAATATAAAGGCGCGTCTGATTCTAAAAAAGCAGCTAATTACAATGCTAGTATTTACGACCAACAAGTTAGTTTATTTGACGAGGCAAAGAAGTTTGACGTTTATAGAATTGAAAGAGCAAAAGAAAAGGCTTTCGGCGCACAGCGGGCAGGATATGCAAAAGCCGGAGTTACTAGCGAAGGAACTCCTTTTGAAGTCATGGCCGATACTGCCTTTAATTACGAACTGGATAAAGCTATTACGGTTTATAATTACGAAGTTCAGAAGTCACAAGCTAGATCACAGG